TTTAAAAGTTAGCGAGCGGTTGACGTACCGCAATGAGATTACTTGGGACAAAGGCCACGGTCAGGGGATGAGCGCGGAAGAGTTCAGAAGTTACCCCCCGGCGTCCGAACGGTGCCTCTTTTTTATGGTTGGGGAACAGGGGTTCAATAATAATGCTGATAATTATTGGGATGGGTTCGAGTCTATCCGGGCGTATTTAGACGGAGAGAGACAAAAAGTAGGATGGAGCAATAAAACAGTCGCCGCGTTTTTTGGGTTTCACCCAAGGATGGCAGACCATTGGTTTTCTAAGTCGCAGTGGAGCTTCCCAACAAAAGAGCAATATGAGAGGTTACAGGCTGAGGCAAAGAACGACGCCTTCAAAAAAGAACACGACGAACTCAAAAAAGAACACGACGAACTCAAAAAAGAATTTTACGCGACGAGGGCCTTCTTTGACAACACCCATGAGAACATGACTGACGTTTGGCAATACGAACGGGTGCAAGGCGATGAGCGTCACGGGCACGCCACTCCGAAACCTGTCAAAATGATGGAGCGCTGTATCAAGTCGTCATGCCCTGAAAGCGGGATTACTTTGGAGCCCTTCGGTGGTTCCGGGTCCACCCTTATAGCATGCGAGAAAACTAACCGCCAATGTCGAATGATGGAACTTGAAGAAAAGTTCTGCGACGTTATCATAAACCGCTGGCAAAATTTCACGGGTAAGAAAGCGACCCACGCGGAAAGTTTGATTAACTTTGACGATATTAAGGAAGTTGCAGAGGCGGCGGCATAATGGCGGGACGTAAACCAGCGGCATCAAAATGAAAGTAGGCAGGAAATCCTATTGGGAGAGTAAGATTGAGCCCCGGCTTGTGGAAATAGCGGGCTGGTGTCGTGATGGGCATGTAAACAAAGATATTGCTAAAATGCTCGGGGTATCCGAGAAAACCTTTTATAAATACCTCTTAGTTAAGAGTGAATTAGTACAGGCCTTAAAAGAAAACAAGGCTATTGCTGATTTAGCTGTCGAAAATTCGCTGTATAAACGGGCGATTGGTTACGAGTACAAAGAAGTAACCAAAGAGATCAGGACAAATAAAGAAGATGCTGTCACTAGCAAGCATGTCAAAACGGTGACTAAACAGGTTGCACCCGATACGACGGCTCAAATATTCTGGTTAAAGAATAGGAAGCAGGAACAGTGGCGGGAACAACGCAAAGCTGAAGACCAACAACAGCCCATGATATTCAACGTTAATTTGGGCAAGAAAAAAGATGGGTGAACAGAAAGTTATAGAATACCAAGCAGAAAACACGATATCTGATTTTCACTCGTCAGATGCCTTTGTTCGTGGGATACGCGGGCCGATTGGATCTGGGAAATCAGTCGGGTGTTGTTGGGAAATTTGGATACGTTCAATGATGCAGCTACCGTATGAAGGTAAGCGAGCATCCAAATGGGGGATAGTTAGAGGGACATACGGAGAGCTTAGAACAACTACTATTTCCACTTGGCTAGATTGGTTTGAACCTATAACCCATATATCATATGGTCATCCGATTCATGGGTTGATGAAGTTCCCGCATCCAAGCGGTGACGGAACTATAGTCGAGTGTGAATTGATTTTTTTAGCATTGGATCACCCCAAAGATGTTAAAAAGTTAAAATCACTTGAGTTTACTGGTATCTGGTTTAACGAGGCACCAGAAATTCATTATTCTCATATTTCTATGGGAACTGGGAGGGTGAACAGATACCCGTCAAAAACGATGGGCGGGTTTAACTGGTCTGGTGTGATCATGGATGCCAATTCGCCAGATGAGGCTAACTGGTGGCACGAAATGTCAGAGAACGAACACCCTGACGATTGGGAGTTCTTCGACCAACCACCGGCGCTTATAAATATAGGTACGACAAAAGAGCCAGAATTTATAGAAAATCCCGAAGCCGAAAATATATGTAATCATGTTATCGGTAGTGAATATTATTTTAAACAGTTACCAGGCAAGCCGATTGAATGGGTGAATGTTTTTATCCTCAACCAATATGGTAGCAGCGAGCCTGGAGCATATGTATACGCAAACTTTGGGAAAGAAAACTATTCTAAGAAAGTGTTTGATCCTGGTAGACCGATCATGTGGACTCATGATTTTAATTATGTGCCAATGTGTTCGGGTGTCCTGCAAAGATATGGCGACGATATACACGCAGTTGATGAGTTCGTAATACATGGGGCTGAGGGTAAGGACATTGCTGCGGAGTTTGTCGAGCGGTACAAAGACCATAAAAAATGCCCGGTGTATCTCTATGGTGATGCGGACGGTAACAAAGGGGCGAAGCATGGGTTTGAATCAAATTATATTGTCATAGAAAAAATATTGAAAGCTAAGGGGTTCAAGGTTTATATGAAAGTTCCTCTATCAAACGGGCCTATAAAAGATGGTCAAAACGCACTCAGGGCCAAGATACTTGATGCCACTGGTAAAAGATCATTTTTCGTAAATCCTGAAAGATGCCCGACTATCGGGAAGATTGGGACAGTTCAATTAAAAAAAGGGTCTGCTTTTTTAGAGGAAAGGGACTCAGCAGGTGTGCAAGATATAGGGACAGGCATTAGATATTATATCAACAAAGAGTTTCCGATAAATAAGCCTATCACCACAACTCAATCAATACGGTTATAATATGGCAGTAAACGACCCGTCAGCAAAATCTAATGAAGTGAAAGCTCTTGAGGCAATTCTACGGTTGCCACAAGCTTTGATCGGCGGAACAACTGCGATGCGTACCGCTGGTGAAACATTTCTCCCGAAAGAAGAGGCGGAGAAAACTAAAGACTATAATTCACGGGTAGCTCGGTCGTTTCTGTTCGGGGGATTCGAGCGAACGATTGACATATTGACGGGAGAAGTTTTTGACAAGCCTATGACGCTGCTTGAAGAGACTCCTGAAGAGTTTACCACGCTGAAAGATAATATTGATCTCCAGGGACGGAACCTGACGCGGTTTACCAGGGGGCTATTTTTGAAGGCGCTTTATAATGGTGTCGGTTTGATTTTAGTTGAAACCCCACCGTTACCGGTTGGAGATGACGGGAACCCGACCACTACCACAGCGGCAGAAGATAAAAAGATAGGGCGTAGATTGTATTGGGTGCATATTCCAGCAAGTCAAATTCTTGGGGCTCGGACAGAGAACATCAACGGCGCAATGAAAATAACTCAACTGAGAGTTGTTGAATCTGTTACAGTGCCTAAAGATGAATATACAGATATAACTATTAATCAAGTGCGCGTAATGGAGCCTGGGTTCTGGACGACATACCGACAATATGAAAAAGAAGGCTGGGTTGAACATGACTCAGGGACAACTGGGATTGATTATATTCCTGTCTCTCCATTCCACACGGGAACGCATGACTCTCTTTTAGACGTTAAACCTCCGCTAATGGGTTTGGCAGAGCTTAATCAATGGCACTGGATATCAGCATCAGACCAAAACAATATACTCCATTTTGCGCGGGTGCCTATACTGTTTGGGTCTGCGCTAAATACCGATGACAATGGCTCGGTTAAAATTTCAGCAAGAAACTTAATAACCTCAGACGACCCAGCCGGAGATCTAAAATTTGTTGAGCATTCCGGCAAAGCGATTGGTGATGGATGGAAAGACTTGGAACGGATCGAAATGCTTATGTCGTTATGGGGCCTTGATTTAATTAGTGATCACAGATCTGGGAACGTAACAGCAACTGAGAAAGCAATTACAGGGGCAAAGACTGGATCATTTCTTAACTCGGTAGCCTTAGACTGTCAGGATGCTGTCAACCGGGCAATAGAGATTTCCTGTGACATCTTGAAAAAACCATTTGCCGGTGGTGCCGTTGTCAATACGGAATTCAACATGGTGCTGGGCAATTTTGACGTTCAAACGTTACTACAAGCATTTAAAGAAAAACTACTTGACCGTGTGACGGTGATTGATGAATTTAAACGGCGTGGGTTGGTGGGTGAAGATGTTGACCCTG